ATAAATCTTCTTATCTTCATAATAAACTCACCGTCACCTCTAAGAGTCACACCTTCTTGTCTGCTCTGTGTAATATCAAAATCTCCCGATGTTATTGTGCCTGTAATAGCGGTTACTGATCCGCCTTTAACTTGATCTGTACCTGTTTCATGTTGATAGTATGTTGAAATACCATCTGTATTGCCTTGTACGTATGTGGATGAAGTAGCTCCCTCTACACCATCAGCATCGTATTCTAATGCATGAGGAGTACCGAATACTGCAGAGTCAGCCCACGCTGTTCTAGCCAATGTGCCTACAGTCCATACAGGTCTTTGTGGTTGTGAGTCAAAGTAATTATAACAAACCATTTTATTAACAACAGCAGAGTTTGCTGTTGGATAAAACCACATAATCTCACCAAACAAGTTATTGAGTCCGGCACTAATCATCTGATTACCAGAATCTAAATTAATATCGTCGTATACAAAATCTTCTACTAAACATGGTAATGATTGTAGTGCACCAGCATATCTAAAGAAACCATTCTCTGACATCCAGTATGCAGCTCCATCTACCTCAACACATGCGTTCTTGCCCACAAGACCACAGTTAGTTCCAACCTGTACGAAAGCAAATGTAAATGGTTGACCAACAAAACGCATTAAGAATAATGCTGTGTCTGTGTAAACGTAGATTGCATCTCTACCTCTAATAGCTCCCATGATCCGTGATCCGTCGGCCAGTCTTTGTGTGCCAGCTGTATTGGTTGCTGTAGGTGTATAAGTATTAATATCTTCTTGAGACGAGAATCTAACAAACATATCATCTTGTGTAGACTTGTCACCAATCGTTGTTTCTGTACCATAGAACACTAAGTGCCTGTCCGGTGTAGATACCAGCATGTGTCTTGATGCTGTTGGTGCGTTAGTTATAATAGTGGCTCTAGAAGAAGTTGCATCTGAAGCTGCAGAGTTCCATTCAAAACATTCTCCGTCTACAATTAAACAAATAGCTTTGTCGCCAAAGTTATCAATGGACCACATACCAGGATCTATAATTAAGTCTCCAGATGCTGCTTCACCCCACGCTACATAATCAGATGTGTTTGTAACCGTAGCTCCTGCTGTGTGTGATGCTGCCGTAGTGTTTCTCACACCCCTTGTAACACCGGTTAAAGTGTTTGTTGATATACCTGTGTATGATATTTCTTCTGTTCCTATTAATATAAAGTTTGTTCCAGAGCTTGGTAACTGTGATGCATCATTAACAGTTATACTTGTTGTAGATGCGTCTATATCCGCTGATAAAACAGTTGTGTATGCGCCTACCGCTTCTCCTCCCCAAGATCCAAGTGACCAACCGAAACCTTGTGCCTGTACGTCAGGACCCACTCTGTAATAATGTCTAACTCTAATACCACCAGACTGTGTTGCTCCAGACCCTGATTCGTTAGATGGCATTGTTATTGTAATGGTGCTTGATGTGGGTACTGTTGTTGCCATAAATCTTATGTCATCAAAATCTGATGCACCAAAGTTTGAACCTGTGATAGATGAAAAGTTATCTAATAAAACTATATCACCAGCTTGTATATTATGATCACCAGAAAAGTTTATGGTAACTTCACTTGATCCGTTGGTCGTGGTAAATGCATTAGTAAGTGTGTTTGTAGATTTAATTGGATGTATGTCATAAAACACACCACCAGAATAAGCATATAAAATTCTGTTTGATCCTATAATAGAATACTTTCTACCTAAACTATTAGTAAATTGATGTAGTGCTCTAACTGCACCTGTAACGTTATCGGCACCTAGTTGTTTCCAACCACCTATTTTTTCAGGTGTGCCATATCTAAAACGAACATTATCACAATCTATCCATTGACTTTCTGCGCCAGTGGGTGTGATTTGTTTATTTATCCCAGGTAAAAAATTAACCTTCTGTAACATAGATCTCCAGATTATATTAGATTGCGTTGATTATCAACGTTATTTGAGTATTCCTAACATAGGTCTTTTATCATACAAATTCGTCTTTGCAAACTGTCCATCTGCATGATTATAGTGCAAAAATACCTGACCACATAACTTGCCTTGAAATGGCTCTCTCCAATGCTCTAACTCACAACCAGAGTAAATAAGCATATCCCCTTGTTTTAAGTTAACTTCTATGCCTTTGGGTGCATTGGGCTTATGTATCTCTTTATACTCGTCTATGACGTTGTCAGACCCCGTAGGATCGATAAATATAGGCCATTCATCTCCACCTAGATTTAGAGTGGTTGATATTTCACAACTAGGTCTATCTTTGTGTCTTCTTAAAATATTGCCTTTTCTGTAAAGTCTTGTGTACGAATAAGTAGGGACTAATTTAAGCCCTGTTTTCTTTTGCATCACAGCTATAGTTTTTACGAGTAATGTCTCCATAAGTCTGTCACTATATTTAGCATAAGAGTTTGGAACTTGTGGGTCGTTAAATTTACCCAACAACGGATTACCTTGATGTGTAACACCATTATTTAACATCCAATTATCTGCCTCCGCTGATATTTGTAAATACGTATATGCTAGTGCTGCCACCTCTCTAGATATGGCACCACGTATAACTTGATATTTATTTTTCTTAAAACTCATAATCTTTATGTACTAAATCATAACGAGGAGGCATAATGATGTCAATGTTACCATCTGATCCTCTTCTTATTTGAACATTTTTGTGTGTAAATAATTCTCTAATTTCGTCGTCTGTTTTTAACTCACGTCCCTCTAATGTAAATGTTGGATCATATATGTTTACAATCACTGGTATTGTTTTTATATCTAAAATTTTAGCCACAGCCATTCTGTTATTACCCACTATTATTTTTATAAATCTACCATAGTCATTTCCTACTTCTGCATACAAAGGATCTATGATTCCGTGCTTCTTGATGGAATCAACTAATCTACTTTTAAATTCTTTTTCGTCTTTGTGAAATTCTTTTCGTTCAATGTATTGTATTTGTTCAAATGGTAATTTTGCATAAATTAAAGTTGTCATATTTGTATAAAATTAAATGATACTGAAACTCTCCAATTCTTTTCACCTTTTTCTGTGTTCATATTAATATCAACACCATGAGGTTGCCATGAAGGAAAAAAAATCAAACGTCCTTCTGTAGGTTCATATGCACACACTCTCCATAATGCTTCTGGTAGATTGTCAACTCTTCTAGGCATGTATGTGTTTGGTCCTGGTCTAGGATCTTCCAAAAATAGTTTGCCTGAATTTTTTGGTACCTTAATATAATATACACCTGACCATAATGAGTTAGGATGTGTATGTGTTTTATTATAACTGTATGTTGGATTAATGTTAGCCCACATATTACCTAGTCCTAGTTTACCTGATATACCATAATCTTTATTACACTCGTAAGCCATTTCAAATAATTGTTTTGTTAACGGGCTATATTCTTTTCGCTTATCCATATCTGTTTTGCTGTGCCAACCAAAACCAGAGTTTGTTTTCTTTTCTCCTTTAGGATCTGCTTTACGCCACTTTTTTATTTCTTTAAAAAGATATTTATTAAGTTTTTTAGAATCAGGTAAATCTTTGTAATAAACAGCAGTTGGAAATAATATTTTTTTATACAACTGGCTCACTTAAACGGAGGTCCTCCAAACCACATAACTAAAGATTTTCTTACACCTTTTTTAACTGGTGCAACTTTGTGTCTTAAAAATGATGCAAAGAATATGGCTTGTCCTTGTTTTAATTGTAATGGTTTTGTCTGACCAGCATCTGCAAATAAAAGATCTCCACCTGTAAATTCTGACGGATCTGATAATAATAATGTCATAGATATCTTACGTATTGGGTTTCCTCCTTCTCCACCAAAAGCATTTAAATCCATATGCCAATCATAAAAACCTTTTTTAGGATAAACCGTAAACTGTGCAGGTTCTGTAATCCCTACATTATCAAACATAAAATGATTTAAGTTTACCATTGATATTTGATTTTCAATAACTTTATACATCTGTGGTAATTTAGCAAAAGGTATCCAAGATATGGTTGTAACTCTTTTTTTAGTATCATATAAACCTTTGTCTCCACCACCTACTTTAGCTTGTTCGGGTGCACATTGATGACCAGCATCTATAATTAATTTACATTGTTCTGGTGTAAACAAAGGGTTTGTTGTTGTGGCAACATAAGATTGCCATCTAGGCATTTTTGGTATCATTCGTTTTGTCCTCTTCCAGTTCTTGAACTTATAGGATCATAGTTAATATCTACATTACAAACTAATGTTCTTCTTGTTTCTTTTGTTCCGTTAAATGGATAAACGCAGTGACGCATATCATATGGAAATACATAAAAGTCACCAATTCTCATATTTGGTGAATAATCTGTTTTAGAAAATTGTCCGTTGGCTGATCCAATAATTTGTAATCTACCATTCATAGGTTTATTTACAGCTGAATATTCCACACCTGTGTTCTTTGGTAGTTTTAAAATCATAACAGATGATAAACCTGTGAATAATCTACCTTGATGAATATGTATTGGATTATATTCATGAGCTTTCATTTCATTAACCCAAACAGAATTTATAGATTTGTCTGTTGGACCTATCTTGTTCCAATTTGTGTAATGATCAAATACTGTATGAAACCATTTTAATATATCTTGTGGTAAAAAACAATGTTGGTGCATTTTCTTACTATTGGGACCAGAGTAATATAAAGATACTTCGTCTTGTATTTTACCAACTAGCTGTGCATTAGCTTTCGGTAATTGTTTCTTTTGTTTTTCATAGATCTCATTAAGACCTACAAATATTTCTAAAGGGACCTGGTATTTTAAGACCGTCTGACCTAAATAAACGAAATCGAACTTCATTTTAATTTTTTAGTTTTCTTACTATCCAAAGATAAAGTATTTTCTTTCAAACCTTTTTCTAAAGCTTCTAGTTGTCCTAATATATTAAACACTTCTGGTTGTGTTGTGCCAGGAGTTATTGTTTCTTTCTGTCTTTGAAATCTTAATAGATATGATTTAGCTTGATGCGTGTTTACATCTTGTTTATCAAAATTACCATCATCAAACTCTTTTTTAAGTTTAGACCAAGTAGCAACTTCTCTCATTCTATGTTTAGCAACAAGTTCCATTTGAGCTTTTGCATAAAGTTTTT